GTTGACATCGATGGAATACGTGAACCCGTTGCAGGCTCCCTCCTGTATGGAAACAACATCATATCGGGAGCCGTCGTTCCGAGCAGCAATGCCATCGGACTACACTTCTACCCAATTTGGGAAGCTAATTCACTTGATGAATGGCTCTACAACGGGGGTCCTTTCCAGCTCGTCGTCTTCCACTTCCTCATTGGCATCTATGCTTACATGGGACGAGAGTGGGAACTTAGCTATCGACTAGGGATGCGTCCCTGGATCTTCGTTGCCTACTCTGCTCCAGTCGCTGCAGCTACTGCAGTCTTCCTCGTCTACCCTTTCGGTCAAGGATCTTTCTCTGATGCAATGCCTCTCGGTATTTCCGGCACGTTTAATTACATGCTGGTCTTCCAAGCTGAACACAACATTCTCATGCACCCGTTCCATATGTTGGGAGTTGCTGGTGTATTTGGGGGTAGCCTGTTTAGTGCTATGCACGGTAGCCTTGTCACGTCTAGTCTTGTACGTGAAACGACTGAGGACATGTCTCAAAACTATGGCTATAAGTTTGGACAAGAAGAAGAGACGTACAATATCGTAGCCGCTCATGGTTACTTTGGTCGTCTGATCTTCCAGTATGCAAGCTTTAATAACAGCCGCAGTCTTCATTTCTTTTTGGCTGCTTGGCCTGTCGTTGGCATTTGGTTCGCTGCTTTGGGCGTGTCTACGATGGCCTTTAATCTTAATGGTTTCAATTTTAACCAGTCCCTACTGGATAGTCAGGGGCGTGTTGTGCGTACTTGGGCTGACATCCTTAACCAAGCTAACCTTGGATTTGAAGTCATGCACGAACGTAATGCTCACAACTTTCCGCTAGACCTCGCTGCTGCAGACGTAACTCCTGTTGCTCTTACTGCACCTGCTGTAGGTTAAACTGCAATGCCGTCCGTTCATCCCCACTGCGGGACGCATGTCACCTAATCATGGAACGGGGGTTAGGTACTTTCATCTAAAATCATGACTCAAGTCGAATTGGATGCCCGTGTTCGGGAGCAAAAGGCTGCTGCAAAAGCAGCCAAGCTTAAGTATCGCGGCATTGCTTATACTTCTCACGCCACTAAATTTTAATGGCTCATCAATCCTCTAAACTTCAAGCCTTTGTAACTCGTTACGATCCTGAGCCTGAAGTAAAAGAAGAAGAACCTCAAACTGAAGAAGAGACTCAGGAAGAACCTGAGTAAATAGTTGGGAGAGCACCTCAGAGTCGGACTCTCCCTTCCTTGGCGTTGGCCCTTACGAGGACACCCTTCGCCGTCTAGACGGTGGGATAGACCACAATAAAAACTAAATAACTCTGAACGTTCAGAGAGTCGATTTAACATTAACTCTCTTTTAAAAATGGCACAACAAAATTCTACTCTGACCACGAGCCTGACTCGTCCTGGTCAGTCTAATAGTGCGGGTGACGCCCGTGCTCTGTATCTCAAGCTTTTTAGCGGCGAGATGTTCAAAGGTTTCCAGCGCGAAGCTATTGCTCGTGACCTGGTTATGAAGCGTACCCTGAAGAACGGCAAATCAATGCAGTTCATCTACACGGGTCGCACTACTGCTGAGTTCCATACTCCTGGCAACGCTATTCTTGGTAACAGCGACGGTGCACCTCCGGTGGCCGAGAAGACCATCACTGTTGATGACCTTCTGATCTCCAGTGCATTTGTGTACGAGCTGGATGAGGTCCTTTCCCATTATGACCTGCGTAGCGAGATCTCCCGTAAGATCGGCTATGCTCTGGCTCAGAAGTACGATCGTCTGATCTTCCGCGCTCTGACCCGTGGTGCACGTGCTGCATCCCCCATCACCAAGGCTAACTTTGTTGAGCCTGGTGGTACTCAGATTCGTGTGGGTACTACCGTTAACGCTTCTGATGCTTACAACTCGACCAACCTGGTCAACGCTTTCTACGATGCAGCTGCTGCACTTGACGAGAAGGGCGTGTCTGGTGATGGCCGCGTTGCTGTACTGAACCCTCGTCAGTACTACGCACTGATCCAAGCTATCGGTACTAACGGTCTGATCAACCGTGACGAGCAGGGTGACGCTCTGCAAAAGGGTCAAGGTATCGTTGAGATCGCCGGTATCAAGATCTACAAGTCCATGAACATTCCGTTCTTCAGCCAGTATGGTACGAAGTACGGCACTGGTTCTGCTACCAACCCTGGCACCACCGATCCCGGCAACACCGGCTCGTTCGTGTCTGAAGCTCTTGAGGATGCTGCTAACGATGTTACCGGCATCAACAACGAGTACGGTGAAGAAACTGAATTCGCTAACAGCTGTGGCCTCATCTTCCAACGTGAAGGTGCTGGTGTGGTTGAAGCCATCGGTCCCCAGGTGCAAGTCACCAGCGGAGACGTGTCGGTGGTTTATCAAGGAGATGTCATCCTGGGTCGTTTGGCCATGGGTGCTGACTACCTGAACCCTGCTGCTTGTGTTGAGCTGTTCGCTGGCACCGCTACCAAGCCTGCCGCTTTCTGATTTTTTATAATCAATACGGGGACTCTTCGGAGTCCCTTTTTTTTAATCCTTGTGATAGGTACTATGCACTTTCCTACATATGCTGTGTCCACCGAACTGGATGCTGTTAATCAAATATTAAGCTCTGTGGGACAGGCACCTGTCACCACGTTGGATCTACAGAACCCAGAGGTATCCATTGTTCTGAATACTCTTCGTGAGGTCAACAGACAAATCCAATCTGAAGGTTGGATCTTTAATACAGAAGTGGATTACGAAATGGTTCCTGATTCAACCACTAACGAAATCGCATATCCGTACAACGTTTTGCAAATGGATGCAAACGTGGAGCACCATAAAAATGACTACGACATCATTCGTCGTAATGGCAAGTTGTACGACAGACTTCACCACACTTTTGAGTTTACTGAGAATATTCATGTAGACCTTACTTGGTACTTCGATTTTATTGATGTACCTCCTGCTATTCAAACTTATATCGTAGCCCGTGCTGCACGTATGTGTGCTACCAAGCTAATTGGTGATCAAGAAATTAACAAACTTCTTGCCGAACAGGAAATCAATACCCGTGCTGCAGCCATTGAATATGAATGCAACCAAGGGGATTACTCAATGTTTGGGTTTAAGAACGGCCACAATTACTATACAAGCTATCAACCTTTCCAAGCATTGATGAGATGAGCACACTTACCCAAAGAATCCCAAACCTATTTCTTGGTATTTCACAACAGCCTGATAGCAGGAAGTTTCCCGGTCAAGTCCGAGATGCTGTGAATACATTGCCTGACTTTGCGTTAGGTATGTTGAAGCGTCCTGGTGGTCAATTTACTGAGTCGTTGACAAACGCTACCACCACTGGTCGTTGGTTTTCGATTCTTAGGGATGCAGAAGAGAAGTACGTTGCACAATATTCAAATAACACGTTTCGTATTTGGAGCTTGTTGGATGGTTCCCCACATGCTGTTAACATGGGGAGCAACACAGGTGTTCCTGGTACTTGTGTTATTGCAGATGTAAAAACAACTCTTACTGCTTACAACACTGCTGTCACTTTTACTAAAACTAAATTAACTGAACTGAATAATGCACAATCGACTTATTCAGAAACATTAGCTGGACAAAACACTACTACCGAAGAACTGTTTGATGTAAAATATAATTACTCACCTTCTTCAATGTCCACTTCATTCTATGAAGTATATTTGTATTCAGGTATCATTCAAAATGAAGCGGGTGTTTATACAGTTAAGAACGCCGACACAGTGGTATCTACAAGCGCCTCCTTGCCCGCTGGATACAGCCTTGGCACTGAACGTACCTCAGAGCATCCAAAGCTTGCTGCACAGGGCTACAGGATCTTTACAGCGATACATGAGGTAGCAGCTACACACACTGCAGGTCAACTGGCAACGGCACTGGCTGCCATGAACACTGCACAAACTAACTACAACAATGCTGTAGCAGATGAAGCTACCAAGCTTGGACTGTATAACACTGAAGTAGCCGATTGTGCTATTACCACTGTACCTGCTGATGCTTACCTTAAGGATGCTAACCCAGCAGACATTGAAGTACTAACTCTTAACGACTTTACATTTGTCTTGAACAAAGGTAAGACGGTAGCCATGGATGCAACCACCACTGCTGCCCTACCTCACCAAGCCCTTGTTGTTCTGTCTGTTGTAGGTAATGGTCACTATAAAATCTTCCTTGATGGAACAGAACGAGCAGCACACAACTCAGGTGCAAGTAGTGATGCAGACTCTATTCTTAATGACCTTATTGGTGATATTCATAACCAGACCTTTGGAGGTAAAACATACACTGCTACAAGGGTTGGTGCTGGTATTTATATCACTTGTACAGCTGCGTTCTCTATTCAAGTATTAGGTGGACCGTCGCAAGACGCACTGTATGCTTTTCAGGATTCCATTTCAAGTGTCTCCTATTTGCCATCCCAGGCTAAAGATGGATACGTTGTAAAGGTTGTCAACTCTGCTGACATAGAAGTTGATGATATGTGGTTGCAGTTCAACACTTCTGCTGTTGGAGCAACTTATGGTGTAGGTACTTGGGAAGAAACTGTAGGACCTGGTATCACATATAGGTTTGATCCTTTGACTATGCCACATCAGTTGGTACGTCAAGCAGATGGATCATTTACTTACGGACCAGTCACTTGGGATGAACGAGTTATTGGTGATCTCACTACTA